GTCAGTATCTGCATGTGCCTCGTTAAGATCAGTCGTCTTAGTGAGTCGCCTAACCATATCGATTCAGTTAAGGACGGTATCGGGTACCTCGCAATATATAACCAAATACTCAAGGAGTACGATACAGAATATAAAGGTGAGATAGATGGCATTTGACCTCAGTAAGTACATGACCGCAGAGGAACGAATTGAACTCTTTGCGAAAGATAATCCGGACATGCGTCAAAAGTCTGAACGTGAGATTGTTGACGGTATGGTTTATGTAACTGTTATTTTATGGCGGACATGGGCTGACCCTCATCCTTGGGTTTATGGGATGGCGGCTGAAAGTCTTAAAACTCAGTTTGCGGTAGAAAAAACAGAAACGTCCGCTTATGCAAGAGCCATTACAAATACTGGATTGCCTCAATACTCAACAACAGTCGACGGCCAAAAAGCACCAAGGGCTAACAGGGCTGAAATGGAAAAGGTTGTTGCAGAAAAAGAACAAACCTTTAAGGAAAAACTAGAGGCAAGACAAAACATATACGGCCAATCAGGAAACTCTAAGAAAATAGAACTAGCACTTAGAGAATCTTTTGCGGCTGACAAGCCTAAGCCGGAACCTGTTGAATGGTCAGTTGGTGACGTGGTTGATAACTTACCCAAGTCTGAGCCAATGCCAATGCCTTGCGAGAATGGCAAAACAAAGTTACTTCAGGGTATCAGCAAGGGCGGAAAACCGTATTACGGTCATGTATGTAATTGCGGAAAACCTAAAGATCAACAATGCCCTGCACAATGGGCGAAGTTATCAGCCAATGGACGCTGGTACTTCGACGGTCAAGAAAATGGGTGACATGGAAATCATTGAGCCAAGTGGGCTCAGGTTGACTTTTACTGATAACGGAGTGGTACCGGATTTCGTACCATTGTCAGAGTGTTGTGAAATATGCAACGACCCAAGAATGATAAATGAAAACGGCGTACTTAAATGCGTCGTTTGTCATGGAATTAATCATATAGAGTATAAATCGAATGATAGTTGAACTTAGTAAGGACGAGGTTAGGGTTTGTACTCAGTTAGCCATTGAAAGATGGCTGGCCAAGTGGGATTCTATTGATCGTCCTAACTATGCTGAAGGCAAGGCCAATGGCAAGTTAGAGCATGAGGTATTAGCCAACATAAGAGCCAACGTGTGCGAATGGGCAGTTGCCAAGTTATATAACATTTCATGGAATGTACCTTGGTATCCAAATGAATTGCATCCTCTACGACATGCAATTTCAGACGTTGGCTTTCAATGTGAGGTTAGATCGGTAAGAACAGCAAAAGCAGTTCCCTTTTGGGAAAAGGATATGAATAAGTTATTGATCGCTACTAAGTGCCTTGATGAGGCTACCTTCTCCCAAGTCTACGTTTTTGGCCACCTAGAACCTCACCTGTTTATGGTCGATGAGTTTTACGATGATGAGATTAGCGGCTGGAGAATTCCTTTAGAAATGTTTGAGTTGGCAGATGAGCCAACACCGTAAACACAGGGGTTACCGCACTCAAAAGGTGGTAGCAGAGTACTTGAGGACTTGGTACCAGTATGCCGAGTCCTCAGGGGCTGGTCGTCAAGGTAGTGACATTCTAGGGACACCATACGACATTGAGGTTAAAGCAGTAACTAAATTCAGTCCTTTAGCATGGATTAAGCAGACTAAATCAAGGAAATCCGATAAACTTGGCTTCGTAGTTCTGCGGTGCAATGGTCAAGGCGAGAAGGTGGGAGAGTATGTCGTACTTTTGCCTTTCGATGACTTTATGAAGGTGTTGCATGGTTGAGCCAGTACGTTGCCCTAAATGTGGGGCGTGGATGATGGAAGGTTTAACCTGCTCAATATGTGCAAAGATCAATGCCCCGAGTGCCTAAGGTATAACACCAGTACGACAACCTATAACAAAGATTACTTTCATGAATGTAAAGATTGTGGTCATGAATGGAGTGAAGGTTATGGATAATAATTCAAATGACATAGATTGGGCTTATCAAAATGCCCTTCGTGAGCAATGGCTTAAAGATAATCCAAATGCAGGTTATATAGGTTGGACTTCAATATAAGTTATAGAGTGTGACAGAGATCACATCTCACATAATGAGACGAGGTAAATAACTATGCTTAACCGATTTGACAAGGCGACTACGCTTCAAGTCTGCGACGCACCTAAAAGTGCGAACGCAAGCCCCGAAAGGGGATGGCTTGCGAGTTCGCCGCTTGTAGCATTTGGGGTATCTATTGTCTTAATAGCATTAAGCCTAGATTCTAAAAAGATTGATTCCGTTAAAGCCTTAGAGCCTATTAGAATGATTACCTATAAAGAGTATGCTCAATTAAAAATTGAGTCTGTTGCCCAATATAAATGCCTATCTAAACTGTATGGTAAAGAGAGTGCGTGGAACACCAAGGCAGTAGGTAACCTCACCGGTACCCATCGTGTATATGGCATACCTCAGGGTAAGAGTGAGTACTTACGTACTGCAACAGGCTACGAACAGGTAGACTGGGGACTATCATACATAGCCCATAAGTTTGGGTTAGATGAGTATGGGTATATCAATGCGTGCAAAGCGTATAAGCATTGGCAAACAAAAGGATGGCATTGAGTAGTAGAGCATTAGGGACTCAGCAATGGAAAGACTTACGCCTGAGAGTACTGGCAAGGGATGGGTACGTATGTACCTATTGTGGTACACACCTAGAGGGTGGCAACGCAACGGTTGATCACATAACTTCACGCAAAAGTGGGGGCTCACTATTTGATTTAGATAACTTAACTTCAGCGTGCAAGCCTTGTAATTCCAAAAAGGGTAGCCGTTTTTTAAGCGTGGTTTCTACCCCCCCTGTCTCTCAAGACTGTTCTCTCCCTGAGACGCAGATCACACGACCATCGTCGCCGTTTGAAAAGCCATGACAGCCGAACGAAAACTGAAAGTAGTCAAAGAAAACCCAACCAAGCGAGGGGCAAAGAAAAAACCGCTATTAGGTAGCACAAAACCTAGAATTCAAACACCGCCGTTAAAAGGTACCTCTCGAATCGCTGAAGTTGTGGATTTAGCGAAAAAGATTGGCATGCCCTTACTTCCTTGGCAAGAATACGTGCTTGAGGATATGTTGAAGGTAGATACGCAGGGAAATTTCCAACGCAAGTCAAATCTCTTGCTGTGCGCAAGACAAGTGGGCAAAACTCACCTTGCAAGAATGAGAATCTTGGCTGGCCTCTTTCTGTTTGGGGAAAAGAACATAATTGCAATGTCCTCAAACCGAAACATGGCTTTAGACACCTTTAGGCAGGTTGCCAACACTATTGAGGATAATGACTTTCTAAAAGCGCAAGTAAGACAAATCCGATACGCCAATGGTCAAGAATCAATAACCTTACTTGATGGCGCACGTTATGAGATCGTAGCGGCAACGAGAGACGGCAGTCGTGGAAAAACTGCAGATTTCCTTTACATTGACGAATTACGTGAAGTGAGCGAGGAAGCGTTTAAGGCAGCGGTTCCAGTAACAAGGGCGAGACCTAATTCTCAAACATTAATGACGAGTAACGCCGGTGATGCCTTTAGTACGGTTTTGAATGATATGCGTGAACGTGCGCTTGATTACCCTAGTAAAACTTTTGGATTTTGGGAGTACTCGGCACCTCTAGCGGCTAGGACTGACATTCGCAATAAAAAGTATTGGGCTATGGCTAACCCTGCCCTTGGTTACACCATTACCGAGGAAGCAATTGAGGAATCTATTGCTACTAACTCAATTGAAGCCACTTTAACCGAAACTTTATGTATGTGGATTGATTCGCAGGTTAGTCCTTGGACTTTTGGGTCAATTGAGGCTTGTTCGGTATCTGAACTCAGTTTGCCAGTAGGTGCAATGACTGTAATGGCTTTTGATGTTAGTCCAAGCAAAAGATCAGGGGCTTTAGTTGCGGCTCAGATAATTGATGGCAAAATTGGTATTGGGGTAATGGAAACCTTTAGTAGTGAAGTCGCTATCGACGAACTTCGAATGGCTAGTTCGATAAATGAATGGGCTTTGAAATATAGACCGGTTCAGATTGCTTACGATAAGTATGCAACCGCCTCTATTGCCCAACGCTTAACTCAAAGTGGTCATAAACTAATTGATATAAGCGGTCAAACCTTTTACCAAGCATGTGGCGAATTAGCCGACAGTCTTTCAAACTTGAGGATTGTTCACTCAGGTCAAACTGAGTGGGTTTCGTCAATGAATAATTGCGCCGCTAAGTATTCGGACGCAGGTTGGAGAATCATCCGCAGAAAATCAGCCGGCGACGTAACCGCCGCAATTTCAAGTGCTATGTGCGTCCACATGTTGAGCAAACCTATCTCAGTACCTAAGATTTTCGTCTGAGCATTGTGATATACTTCACCAATGGGATTTTTTCGTAATTTAATCGGATTAGAACCAAAACCACAAATTTCGGCTCAAC